AGATGGCGGCTACGCGGGCAGAGCTTGCCAAGTGGCGCGTTCTTGAAAAGCGCAAGGGCGGAGATCAGGGCCGAACGCTTCGCTGCTTTTGCATTGGCTACATGAGGGGGATCGCCTTTCCGGTTTGGAAGCTGGAAATCATGTGGCAGCTTAATAGGAAGCAGATCGGACAAGAAGAAGACGCTTACCTCAAGGCCAGAGCCGCTAACGATGTGGTGGATTCCAACGCCGAACGTTTCGAGGCAATGCTAGACGCGGCGCTTGCTATTGAGCTGGAAGAGTTCATGTCGGAAGCGACGGCTGAGATTGAAGCGATCATTGCGAGCCGCCGCGCCATCAAGGCGGCAAGATCCGCAACCAAGAAACTGGCAGCCGCCAACCCTCCCCCGCCTAAGCCAAAGCACGTTCCAACAGAAGCCGAGAAGCTACGCGACGCAGCCAACGCCAAGCATAAGATCGAAGCCCTAGAGGCGGCCATTCGGATCAACCACCGGGTCATTGTCGAGGCTGACAAACCAGGCGCCGGCAAGGATGCCAAACGCGATGCCCTCAAAGCAGCAAAGGAAATCGAAGCAGCCCACGTTGAGGTGAAGAAGCTAAAGCGCCTGAAGGCCGCATGAAGCCCACGCTACGGTTGTAGCCAGTAATATGAATCTTGCAGCGCGCTCCCGGCGCGAAGCTCGCAAGTTTAACATTGTATTGCTGTAAGGGCTTGTCGCATGACCGGGAGCGCGTTCTAGGATGGACGGGACTGTATCCGTCACTGTCGGCTCGCTGATGGCGTTCGCTGGCTTCCTGCTTCAGATTGGCCTTACCATCGGGGCGATAGCATTTTCCCACGGGCAGCTAAACCAGCGCGTTCGTTCGGTTGAGGAAAAGCAAAAGGATCACGGCACGCTAGCAACCAGCGTCACCCGCCTTGAAACCGAAATGGAAAGCGTAGGCCGGGAGATCAAGGGTCTAAGGGAAGACCTAAAGCTTCTCCGGTTTCGCGCCTCTGGCCCCCGCCCCGTAATGCGCCAAGCTAGCCCGTATGATTTTGCCGGCGCACGAGACTGGGTAATGGAAGACGAGAACTGATAAGCGAAACGGTTTCGTAAGGACTTTTAAGCGACAATCTAAGACCTTCGCGGGAGGCTAAAATCACAATCTCGATCTTTCAATTTAGCGATATTACAGAGGGCAACGACTCCCCAGTCTTCCCGCCTCAAATCCGTTTGGCTGGCCAAGCCATCGCGAACACCTATCTCCAGCTCTGCAATACCGCCGTAGATGGCAGCGGTACGTACTATCCCATTCGGCTTATCCGCGTCTCGAACGATGACGGGACGACCGGCATTCGCTTTCGCATCACCACGGCTGGCAGCGGCCAAGACGCAACCCAAGCCGATCAGTACGTTGGCCCCAACTCCTACACGGACGTTGTGATCCATCGTAAGGTCCGTTCGGCGGCTGCTGACAAGATCTGGATCACAGCCTTGGCAGACACCTAATGGATAGGGAAGACGCCTCCCCTACCCTAGACTTTCAGTTCGGGAAGAACGTAACCAAGCCTGCGGACTTCAACCCGGCAGACTGGACCGTCATCAAAACTCAGGGCGATCATGTTGCCGCTCAGCACGTAAGCGGCGTGACCCGGAAAGTCCCCAAGACTTGGCTGGCGCAGTAACCCCACGCTAACCCTTCCCCATGCTACTCTAAACCCTCAAGAATTTATTCGGTCGCCGGAAGCGTGATCTATATGAGTGCCGAGAGTAACGGGCTGACGCCTAAGCAGGCTCGCTTTATCGAAGAATACCTAATCGACCGTAACGGCACACAGGCTGCTATCCGTACAGGATACTCACCCGCCACAGCCGCACAACAAGCTTCACGCCTGTTAAGCAATGCGAAGATTGCCGCCGCTGTTGCTGTTAAGGTTGAGAAGGCGTCGGCTAAGGCTGAAGCCACCGTAGAGCGGGTGCTAGAGGAACTGGCCATGCTGGCGTTCTATGACCCGGCTGACATCGCAACAGTGATCGATGAAGCCACAGGTGAGCCTATCCGCATTGCCGGCCCAGAGCAGATAGCCAAGCTGCCCGTCCATATCCGCAAAGCCATTGTCGGCTGGGGATGGGACAAGGCCGGAAACTTCACACTGCGCTTTGCGCCCAAGCCTGCAACGCTTCAGCTTATCGGCCAGCACCTAGGCATGTTTAAGCAGGAAGTCGAGGTTACGGTTAACGAAGGCTTCGCAGGTGTCCTAGAAGCTGCCCGTCGCCGTGCCCGTAGCGAAACCCAAGCATCTCCTGTCCACTGACGTTGCGTCGGCGCTTGCCGATGACCTCGCCGCACTGACGCATGACCCCGCTGGGTTCGTGCGCTACGCCTATCAATGGGGTGTGCCCGGAACGAGCTTGGCCGATAAGCGTGGCCCTGACGAATGGCAGATTGACCACCTAAACGCCATCGGTGCTAGCCTACGCGCCAACCCTTATAAGCCAGTGCTGGAAGCCATCGCTTCAGGCCACGGCATCGGCAAGAGCTGTGACGGCTCATGGGTGACGCAATGGGCGCTGATGACGTGCGAGGATACGCGTGGCGTCGTCACGGCCAACACAGATACGCAGCTCCGCACCAAGACTTGGGCGGAAATGTCGAAGTGGTATCACCTGCTCATCCCTCCCCTGAGGGAGCTTTTCACGCTCCAGGCAACCAGCATCCATTCGTCTCTGAAAGAGCACGAGCGAACCTGGCGCATTGATACGATTCCGTGGAGCGCTCACAACGTTGAAGCGTTTGCTGGCCTTCACAACCAGGGTAAGCGCATCTTCGTGCTGTTCGATGAAGCCAGCGCCATTGATGACGTGATTTGGGAGACTACTGAGGGGGCGCTTACCGACGCGGAGACTGAGATACTTTGGCTCGTTCGTGGCAACCCCACCCGCAACACTGGGCGCTTCAAGGAGTGCTTTGGCCGCTATCGCCACCGCTGGATGAGCAAACAGATTGATAGCCGCACGGTAGCGATTACGAACAAGGGCCAGATCCAGCAATGGATTGACGACTACGGCGAGGATAGCGACTTCGTTCGCATCCGCGTCAAGGGGCAGTTTCCTCGCGCAGGCTCCACGCAGTTCATTCCGGGCGACATCGTTGATGAGGCTGCCGCTCGCAAGCCGCAGCCCGAGAAATGGGAGCCGGTTATCATTGGCGTTGACGTGGCCCGTTTCGGAGACGACGAAACGGTTATCGCTGTCCGCAAGGGGCGCGATGCTAAATCGTTTAAGTGGACGCATCACCGGAATAAGGACACCATGTTCGTGGCGGCCGAAGCTGCTAGGCTTCGTAAAACCTACGGAGCTGACATCATCTTTGTGGATGAGACTGGCCTAGGCGCCGGCGTGGTTGATCGTCTCCGCATGCTCCGTGAGCCGGTGCTTGGCGTGAACTTTGGATCAAAGCCGCTAGGGCTCACCCTGTCAGACGAGACCATGAAGGTTCGCAACCGTCGCGCCGAAATGTGGGCCGCTATGCGAGACTGGCTAAAGGGCGGGTGCATCCTAGATGACCCTCAGCTTATTGCGGATTTGACCTCAGTGGAGTATGGTTACGACGCAGACAACGCCATCATTCTCGAAAAGAAAGACGACATGAAAAAGCGCGGGCTCGCCTCCCCTGATATGGGCGATGCGCTCGCGCTGACGTTCGCGGCCCCGGTCAACGCCGTGTCATTCGAGGATGAAGACATGGACGACCGTAGGCGCACGGCTAATTCACACACGGGATACTGAATCCCGCCGCACGGCTAACAGAGTAACGGGGTGCTGAGGATGGCATGGTGGCTGATCGCGCTGGTATTTTTCGCTGGCATTGGCGCTCGCGCACTCGAAGCCTTGTTTGAGTGTCGCTGAGATGGGCGGCCTCTTCATCAAAACCCTACGTGGTGCAGCCGAGATAAACGGCGTGAGCGATCAGCTTAATAGCGTGGTTAGTTTAGCCGGTGGAGCGCTGATAGCGGTCATCCTCGCCTTCTATGCTTGGTGGGGCATTGTTCGCCTGACGAAATGGGCGTGGTCTCACCCGCTGTAACCCCGCCTTAAGCGATTTTCAGGCTATGATTTATCATGGCCCAGACAGCGACGATCACGACAGCATCCGGTGAAACGGCTTTCGAGCCCTGCCCTGCTGGGGTTGGGACGATTGCCCTTAAAGGCACGATGAGCGCCGGCAAGATTGTGGTGGC